TGTGACTGAAGGTATTACTGCACCCGAAGGACAATATAGAAAGAGTTTGGCCACATATTATCTTGTTCCAGCAGAAGACATAGATAATAAGAGACAGAAGGCTCTGTTCGTTCCACGTGAAGAACAAGAGGGTGATGATAGTGTTATGGACTTGATTAAAACTAGGTCAGGATATTGAAATGAAGAATTTAATTATTGGTGGTTTTACAAACTACGGAATCAATCAACTCAAACCTTGGGTAATGTCTGCACTAGAAGTTGCAGGAGATAATACTGATGTTGTATTGGTTGCAGGTAACGCAAATCAAGCCACAGTCGATTGGTTGATTGAAAAAGGTGTATTTGTTGTACCTATGAAAATGATGCAAAATGTTCCACCACATGTGTTGCGTTTTCTGTCAATTTATGATTACTTGTATTCTAATTGGCAAAACTATCAGTATGTCGTAACAACAGATGTTAAGGATGTTTTCTTCCAATGTAGTCCGTTTGACATTATGGAAGATATGCATAAACTGGAATGCAAACTTGTTATTGCATCTGAAGGTTTAAAATATAAAGACGAATCTTGGGGTGATGAGAATCTAAAACAGGCTTACGGTCTTTATGTCTATGAACAATTCAAAGACAATGAAATCTTTAACGTTGGAACATTTGGTGGTACATCTGAATATGTAAAAGATATGGTGTTCAACATTTTCACCAATGCAATCAACAGGCCTATTCCTGTTTGTGACCAAGCAGTATTTAACGTTCTAATCAACACACAACCATTTAAAGATTGTGTATTAGAAACAAATCATTGGGCTTGTGAAGCTGGTACTGTTGTTGATCCATCTAAGATTGATGGGTTTAGACCAAATCTTTTGTGTGAAGAACCTATGTTTGATAATGCTGTCGTTTGGACACATAACCGTGAAATGTTCCCGATTGTTCATCAATATGACCGTGTACCAGAATGGAAGAAATTTGTCCAAGAAAAATATGGACAAGATAATGAATCACAAATGTTTATCTATAGAACCGCATGAAAATAGCAGTATCTTTATATGGCCTACTATACGGCCAGTTTATGCGTAATGGTCAACCAAGTCCAAAAGATTTCAAACATTGTTGGCCAAATGTAAACAAAAACATCATTCAACCACTAAGAGACTTGGGTCATGAGGTTCAAGTCTTTGTTTCATCTTACAGGATTCCTGATGAACATCTGGAAAAAGAATTTTATGAGATGGTTCAACCGACTGGTGTATACTATTCTGAATTTCAAGGTTCAAATACATTCACATCTAAGATTGCTTCTTTTGAAAATCTCTTAGACAAAGACTTTGATTTTGTTGTGTTTACTCGTTTAGACTTACACTGGTTTAAACCAATCGACAACATACATTTTGATAAGTTCAATTTTCTTTTTATGGAAAAAAGTGTTGCACACTTGAATTGGACTTGCGATAACATGTATATGTGGCCAGGCGAAATGACATCACTTGTATACAAAGCCATGAGAGAATCATATCACGCATATAGGAATTTACCTGACACGCATGGCCTAATGAATAAGTTGGTTCAGTATATACCAAAAGAAAAAATAGTTGTTTTAACAAATGTTGAACAAAACAGTCACGATAACTTATACTATTCAATATGTAAAGCCGAGTTTCAAGGTAATCACTATCCAGTTCACCCCGAAGTTTTAGAGAGATTCAGATGATTAAATTATTAATACTTGATGTAGATGGTGTTTTGACCGATGGGAAAAAATACTATGACCGTTATGGAAATGTTACTTCAAAAACATTCTGTGATAAAGATTGGACAACAATTAAACGTTTTCGTGCTTTGGGTGTTAATGTTATGTTTCTTACTGGAGATGCATACAATGTGGAAATTGCTAAGAATAGAAACATTGATGTTATTGTAACCAGAAACAAAGAGAAGGCTGATTTCCTTCCAGAAATTTGTGAAAAATATGACGTTTCACCAGGTGAAATCATATTTGTTGGTGATGACATATTTGATGTTGGCTTGATGAAGCTTGTTAAGAGTTATTGTCCAAAAGATTCACCATTGATTGTTAAAGACCACGCCCAAGAGTTACATAGTTATGGTGGACAAAACTTTGTTATGCAACTATTTGATTACTTAAGTGTAAAAGAATTGCCAAGGTTTGACTTTGATGAACATCTTCAAAAGGTATATGAACTTGATAAGAAAGAAAAATTCTAATGTTTGATATTACACTATATGGTCATTTGGCCATCGATACAATACATGATGGTGACAAAGTAACCATGGATTTTGGTGCCATGGCCAATATGGTTAGAACATTCAAGGATATTGGTGCAGATATCAATCTTGGATTGTGTCCTACTGCATTAGGTGATGCAGACATATATGTTGACCGTCTTAATTCATCCAGAGACTCTGAGGCCAATTTAAACGCATTACAACTAAAACACTCAATCAAACCATCACACATATCACATATTTTATATTTGAATCAATTGAAAGATACTAAGTTCATTTCTAAATTAAATGGTATAGTTACTGCGGACACTTGCAAAGGTCCAAAAGTTGATGTAGAATTGTTAAAGTATGTGGACTACTTGTTTATTTCTTATGAAGAAATGTATAACTTGGAAGAATTGGCAGAACACACGAAATGTGCTGTGATTGTACATACTTCAGTAGGCAGTACCGTGCGTATCAAAGACTCAAAGAAAGCATATTTCATAGAGCCAGATATGTTTGTAAAAGATGCTAATGTTTTGGGTGCAGGAGATATGTTTGCAAGTTGTTTCTTATATGAATTGCATAAATCTGGTTCAATAGACTCAGCAATAAACTATGCACACAAGACAGCTTCTGAATTGATTAGGAAATATAATGAAAAAGTATAATGTAATTTTACCTATTGCTGGCAAAGCACAAAACTTCATTGATGCTGGTTATACCATGCCCAAGTCTTTGATTATGGCCAAAGACAAACACATCATTGATTGGTCCATGTCTTCTATTGATACTACAGATTGTAATTTGATATTTGTGGTTCGTTTAGAACATGTTTATGATTATGGTATTGATGAAATTCTGAAGTCTAAGTTTGGTGATGATGTTCAAATTTGTATTGTTGACGGAGAAACCCGTGGTGCTTTAGAAACGTGTTTGAAGGCCAGAGAACTAATTGATGAAGACTTACCATTATACATTTATACACCTGATGTATATTTTCAATCAACATTTAAGTTAAATGAACCGCCAGCAGATTGTGACGGTTTTCTTTTGACTTTCTTAGCCAATAGTGCAGACCACAGTTATTGTGATATTGATTCTAACGGATTTGTCACACGTGTTGCCGAAAAACAAGTCATCTCAAGATATGCAAACGTTGGACTTTATTACTTCAAGACTGCATACTTGTTCACATCTTATGCATACTATGTTATGCGTAATGACCCAACAGACAAAGACTTCTACATTGCACCTTTATACAATCATATGATTAAAGATTGTAAAAAGATTGTGACAGTTGAAACTGAAAAGATGCACGTTCTTGGAGATGTGGATAGTTTTGAATTCTTCCGTAAAAGAGTAATTGCCAGATTTGGTGACAAACCTATTGCACTTGCATCCGACCATTCTGGTTTTGACGCAAAAGAAATGGCCAAGAAAGTTTTGAATGAAAAAGGTATCAAGTACATTGATGTTGGAACATATGTTGACAAGCCTTGTGATTACTATGATTACATCAGTCAATCCACAGAGTTGATTCGGAACAATATTTGTGAATTTGGTATTGCATTCTGTCGTTCAGGCCAAGGTGTCAATATTGCAGCAAGTCAGTCTGGTGTAATTAGTGCTTTGACGTTTGATGAATATACGGCTGAGTTTTCCATCAAACACAATTGTGCAAATCACTTTGCGGTACCATCTAAGTATGTAGATGAAGAAAAGTTTTCTGCAATGGTTGACATTTGGTTGAAAACAACATTTGATGGTGGTCGCCACTTAACTAGACTCAATAAGGTGTTCAAATGAAAATTGCATTATGTTTCTCCGGTCAAGCTCGTTCTGTTGAAAGAGGTTTTGAGTATTATAGAAAAAATCTATTAGATAATCATGATGTAGATATTTTCTTTCATACTTGGGATGCAGATAATGTTGTTGATAAGATGATTGAGTTGTATAAACCAGTCATACATTCTTCTTCACCACCACTTGAATTGGATGTTGATAGAAAATATACCAATGTTCCAAATCCAGAAAAGTTTCCAGCTAGATTTGTTTACTCAATGTATTTTTCAATGAATAAGTGTCGTGAATCCATGATGTATTATTCAAAGACAAACAATGTAAAATATGATTGGGTTATTCGTAGCCGAACAGATTATGCTTTAAACGTAAAGATACCTTTTGGTGAATTGCCTAATGAAATGTTGTATATTCCGAATTGCAGAATGGTACCAACAAGAGACTTTGGTAATGACCAATTTGCATTTAGTTCACAAGAGAACATGGACAAATACATGTCAACTTTTTTGAACCTAGATAAGTATTACAGTGCTGGTACACAGTTTGTTGGTGAAAATATGATGAGTGCTAACTTGCGAGAATATGGTTTGTTTGGACCAAAGTTACAATATGTTGACATGAACAATCCATTTCCACCAGGACCACATAATGGTACTTGGCACTCTTTGATTCGTGAAGATTATGATAGTTGGAAGAAATGAATAAATTAGTTATATTTGACCTTGATGGCGTTTTACTTGATTCCCGTGAACTACACTATGAAGCTCTTAATGATGCAATTCGTAAAGTTGCTGGCGAACAGTTTGTAATTACAAGAGAAGAGCATCTCTCAAAATATGATGGTTTGAATACCACCAAAAAACTTCAAATGTTGGCCACAGAAAAAGGTCTAGATGCAAAATATTTTGATGATATCTGGAAAGAAAAGCAGAAGTCTACATTCAAACTAATACCAGAATGTCCAAAAAATCCATCAGCACATTATATAATGCGAATACTCAACCTTATGGGTTGGAAGATTGCAGTTGCATCTAATAGTATCCGTGAAACAATTAAGATTTCACTTAATTCCATGGATGTATTAAAGTATGTGGATTATATCGTTAGCAATGAAGACGTGAAATATCCAAAACCATTTCCAGAAATGTACTGGCAATGTATGACTGCATTGAAAGCATTACCAAAAGATACAATTATCGTAGAAGATAGTCATATTGGTCGAGAGGGTGCAACCAACTCTGGTGCCATTTTGTATCCTGTCAAAGATGCATATGAATTGCATGGAAATACATTCATAGATATGATTGAATCTTTTGATAAAAAACAAACACAATTGAATATACCATGGAGAAATAATAAGATGAATGTATTGATTCCAATGGCCGGTGCAGGTAGTCGTTTTGCACAAGCGGGTTACACTTTTCCCAAACCGTTGATTGAGGTTGATGGTAAACCTATGATTCAGGTTGTAACTGAAAATTTGAACATAGAAGCTCACTTCATCTACATTGTGCAAAAAGAACATTATGAAAAGTACAATCTAAAACAATTATTGAATCTAATTTCACCAGGTTGTGATATCATTCAAGTTGATGGTTTAACAGAAGGTGCGGCTTGTACCACACTTCTTGCTAAGGAACTTATTAACAACGACCAACCATTGTTGATGGCCAACTCCGACCAGTTTGTTGAATGGAATTCTAATGAATGCCTATATGCATTTACTGCCGACTCTATTGATGGTGGTATTGTTACTTTTGAGGCAACACACCCCAAATGGTCCTTTGCAAAACTAGGTGAAGATGGTTTTGTATCTGAAGTAGCAGAAAAGAACCCAATCAGTAATCTTGCAACTGTTGGTATCTACTATTGGAAACAAGGTAGTGATTATGTCAAGTATGCTGAACAAATGATTGAAAAGAACATTCGTACAAACAATGAATTTTATGTTTGTCCAGTATTCAATGAAGCTATTCAAGACGGCAAGAAAATTAGAACCAAGAATATCAAAAAGATGTGGGGTATTGGTACTCCAGAAGATTTGAACTATTTCTTGGAACATTATAAGGTTTAATATGCAAGTAATTGTACCGGCTGCAGGTCTTTCCAGTCGCTTTCCGAATATGAAGCCGAAATATCTGTTGGAAGATTTTGAAAACAAATTGATGTTAGAGAAGGCAATCAAACCTTATTTGGATGCAGGTCTTTCAATTACAATTGGTGTACTCAAAGAACATAATGAGAAATACAATTCAAAACAAGTTATCAAGGAAAAACTAGGTGACAAAGTTAATGTTGTTATTATTCCAGAGTTGACAAAAGGTCCAGCAGATACTGCATACCAAATTCTTCAGAATATTGGCGAAGATGAATTCATCATAAAAGACTGTGATAGTTATTTTACACACACACTTACTGAAGGCAATTACATTTGTGTTTCAGATATTGCTGATTATCCGAATCTCAATAGACCTGAAGCCAAAAGTTATATCATTACTGATGCAGATGGAAATGTAAATAATATTGTAGAGAAGAAAGTTGTATCAAATAAGTTTTGTCTTGGTGGTTACAAGTTTCAATCAGTCAAAGAATATAAAGAGGCTTTTGAATCCATTTCACAAGAAAGAGAAGTATTTGTGTCTGATGTGATTGCCGTGATGTTACAATCTGGACACACATTTAAAGAAAAACTATCTCTTAACTATGTTGATGTTGGTACTTCACAAGAATGGTTTAACTATAACAATTTAAAAATATGAAATTTATTGCACATAGAGGTTTAACACAAGGTCCAAATTTTAACCTAGAAAACAAACCCGAACAAATAGAAAAGTCTTTGGCAGAAGGATATGATTGTGAAGTTGACTTATGGTTGGTTGATTCCGTTTTCTATCTTGGCCACAATAAACCTGAATATGCAATTAATGAAAGATGGTTACAAAAAACTGGTCTATGGATTCATGCCAAAAACCTTGAGGCTTTAAAGTGGTTAACCACAAGAATTTATATGCAATATTTTTGGCACCAAGAAGATGATTTCACATTAACTAGCCATAACTATATCTGGACATATCCAGGAAAAGAAACTACAGAACGTAGTATCATAGTTATGCCGGAAAGATTTGACAAAGACTTGGAAAAAGAGTATAATGGTGTCTATGGAATTTGTAGTGACTATGTGGAAAAATTAAGAAACAAATATGATACCAAATAAAAACCTATTTTTTGTAACTTCAGCAATCAAATCACTGAATACTAGGTTTTGGAATCACCAACAAAGATTTGAACAAACTATTATAACTTTGGATTCCATCAGAAGTAAAGTTCCGGAAGCCATCATTATTTTGGCTGATGCATCCGTGATTACTTTCACAACAGAAGAATTAGAATTACTTTATTCTAAATGTAACTATTTCATGGATATGAATAAAGTACCACAAGTAAATGAATATTCTTCTAAAGGTATGCAATCTTGGGCTGAGAGTGCTTTGTTATTCAACGCATTCATCTTACTAAAACAACAACCAATTCTAAAAGATGTAAAAAGAATCTTTAAGATATCTGGTCGTTCTGTCTTGGAAGATGGTTTTAATATTAATGAGTATGATGACATGTTTGGTAAATACGTGTTCAAAAAACGTATTCCAACATGGATGTCGCAAGTAACACATGGTGCAACAGACCTTCTAATCACCAGAATGTTTTCTTTTTGCCCATCATTAATTGATAATTACTTAGAAGTAACACAGAAAAACTTGCCACTATTTACATTCATGGATTTCGAACATGCTCATTTTGTCAACATTCCAAAAGAATATTTGGTAGAATTTGATACAATTCATTGTACTGGTTGGTTAGCTGGTAACGGTCAAGTCGAAAAATATTGACTATGTATCGAACCCAAACTCTCCACGTTTGGGTATACAAACTAAAAAGTTATATAAATAACTTCATGGCAATCATAGTGTATTGCAAGTCTAAAGGTAAACATGAGAAGTTTCAAATCCCTCCTCAAAGAGGAAGCTGACGAGTCCAAGCTAAAACACATCACGCATGTGGAAGACCATGCCATCCATGATGGTGCGGAAGGCTTTAATCACGCAGTTGGAGTGTTGAATCAAGTGAGAAAACATATCAAAGCAGGTAAGAATGATCCTACTTTGACAATGAAACATGATGGTTCACCAAGTATTGTTTATGGTCATCATCCAGAAACAGGTAAGTTCTTTGTGGCATCCAAATCTGCATTTAATGTAAATCCAAAAGTTAATTACTCGGATAAAGACATTGAAATGAACCATGGCCATGCACCAGGTCTTGTGGCCAAACTAAAAGACGCATTGCATCATTTACCAAAAGTTGCACCAAAAACTGGTGTTTATCAAGGTGATATGATGTTCGGCCATGGTGATAAGACTGAACATGATGGTAGAGTTCATTTCAAACCAAATACAATTAACTATTCTGCACCTAAAGACTCAGAAGAAGGTAAGAAAATTCGTAAAGCCAAGATTGGTGTATACACACATACACAATACCATGGAAAAACTTTAGCGGATATGAAGGCTGACTTTCATCCAGATTTGTCTGGATTTAAAAACCATGCAGATGTGTACCACAGAGAACCTGGTCACGACACATCTAAAGTTATGATGTCAAAACATGATGATGACCAATTTCATCACCATTTGGCATCAGCACAAGCATTACATGACCTACATGGTAAACAAATGTATACAGCAACAGAACCACACCGTAATGCTGGTGGTCCTATAGAGACACATATTAACCAGACTATCAGAACTGGTGAGAAACCAAGCGTTGCTGGACTCAAAAAATCTATTGAAACAAAATATGACAAAGACATTGCAAAGGTCAAAACACCTGCGGCAATTGCTAGAAAAGAAGCAGAAAAGAAAGCTCACATTGAACACATAGATAATAA